TGATATAGTTTTCTAATTGAAATGTATTTCTATCCGGGCTACTACTTACCATCTTCTACCTCTATCCAAGTATGATCACCTAACCATTTAACTTTGCAAATGTATTCATAGTCAAGTGGCTTACCACTTGACCAATCATTTGGCCCATTGATACTCAATCTGGTAATCTGTTTACGTGTGTCAAACAATAACCAATATATGTTACCGTTCGATAATTGAAAATCATATTTAGCGGCATGTACCATATCAGTTAAATCAAGTCTATGCTTAATTTGTTCTGCTTGTTTTTGTAGTACGGTTACCAGTTCCATGATTCTATCATATTCTTGCTTGGCGTGCAACCTTGCAACATTAAGCATAATATCTTTATGCTTCTCTACTGGAACTAAATCAAATTTGGGTCCTGAACTTTCTGTAGCATAAGGTGTTACGTTACGATTAAAGAAATGAATTAATGAACCAGACCCAGTAGAATCATAGCTACTAACACCGTTCGCTGAATTTGGTTTGTCACTCATTAGATATTATATGTTATTATCTGATTTAATAACAGTCTTTTGGGTAGTGGTTTGCTTCTTGTGTTTGCTGTAGAAGATGTGGTTGCCAATCTTTGCTACTTGTTTATACGGCCATAACGGGTCAACAGTTAAGTTATGAAAGAATAATGCTGATTTAGGTAAAACATCGTTGTATGCATCATTAGCCATAACGTCATATGCTACTTGTTGCGCTTGTTTATATCGTTGACTGTTTGTGTTTGGTTCTCCCTTACCCTCACAGACCCAACTAAACTGACATAGTTTAACTTTTGTAAGTTCGTCATCTACTACTTTTTCTACAATGTGTGATTGATATACAACTGCACAAGGAGTTCTAGCAAAGCCGTGATTAACACGATTTATTACTACTCTGGCTACTGCGGCTTGACCTAGTATAGATTCGCTACCTGCTTCATAGAATATATTCTTTGCCATACACGCAAGTTGTTTAGGGTCTACTACCTTAGCAACAACTTCTTCTGGTTCTTCTTGTACTGTAAAGAGTTCTATTGTATCAGCGGTAATATACACGCCTATAATTATAATGATGGCGGTAATAGATTTAAGAAAATTTAATTTCATATTATATCCTTAAATTAAATCCCAGCAGTCACAATTGCAACGAATTACATCGTCAATTGCTTCTGATATGGTATATGTTGATGGTAATAAATTATTTGATGTGTATAATACATTCAAATTAGATGGAATAAGATTTGTATACGGTGAGCCAGCAAATGATCCTACTACTTCAGAATTTCCTGTATCTACTGCCGGTGCTAATTTAGAGCCGCCAAAGTTTGGATTAGTAACGTAATAGTCGTTATTATTTGGATCGTATACACCATATGGATTAGGATTTATTTCATCTCCGGTTTCACAGTTTACCTGTGCTAATGTTGCGGGGGATGAGTTAGCAACTGAACCGTTAGCAACTAATTGTTTATTATCTCCACCTGGTAGACCATCATTGATATTATTACTTAACGGTACACCTATTTCATTTAATCTAGCTTGATTACGAGCCTCACGCATCATACCAACAATACTCTGTCCACCGGGTGAACATATATTAGCAATAGCTTCAATAGATTGTGCTTGCATATGTGGATCAGTATTTAATGCAAACTGGGGGACTGAATCAGTGAACGCAATTTGTGTCGTTGGGAATTGTGCTAGGTCAGCAACTACATCAATAGGAGCAGGTGGAACTGGTACGGGTAATCCAGTATCTAATGCACGTTGCTCAATAGTTAATTGAGTACCGGTATAATTCCAATTAGTATTCAGTTGTTCTGCTAACAATGGTTTAGCAGGTTGTATCACATCTTCTATTTCTGTGTTGGCTGCGTCAATATAATCTTGAACATTACTATTAGAGAAACTTGTTCCTCCCGGTGGAGGGTATGCTATTGATATTGTAGGTACACTACCCGATGTGCCGGGAGTAAAGTTTAATGCAGTGACTCTACCAAAGGTAGAAGTTGTAATATCATTAGCAGTTCCTGTTCCTGCACCGACACCGGTGGCAATAAATGATACTCCAACTGTATTACTGTCTGCCCCTATCAGTGTGAAGTTCGTAGAACCAACTGCTACAATGTTGTAAGTTTTTCCTACAACAAAATTGCCAGCTGTTATTAACGCACTAGGGAATACCTGAGTATCATCAGTACCGATAGTAGTAGTAACTGTAGCTCCGTTAACTGTAACTATCGGGGCAGTTGTGTAACCTCCGCCCGGATTAGTAAGTGTTACACCTGTAGTAGTATATGTACTGATACCATCATATGTGTATTGAATCGTAGCTGTAGCACGTTCCCACGTTACTGCCAAATATAGTTGTTTGTATATGTTGTACAATGCAGGTGTCTCTATTGCATTCATCAATCCATTAATATCAATTCCAATATAAGGTAAGCCAGTCATACAACCAAAGAAGTCACTCATTGTGTATGTCCCGTATGGTCCGCTTCCCAATGCGATTAATGGTAATGATCCACTTACTAATGTGTTATCTACTGGAACGTTAGTTCCATTCACTGCTAACCCTGCAATCGTTTCAATGTTAGTTACAATCTGTGCAAACTTCTCTATAGGAATAGAACTTATGTTTGTAATCTGTTGCATTGATACACTGAATGCACCAGCCGCAGTTGCTACGTCGGGTGGTAGTATACCAGCTAAGTATGATCCAAACCCTACAGGAAATTTTTGTATTATTGTATCTGCCATAATTAGTTTGCCTCGTTATTAAATGAATCAAACGCTTTACCACCACCCGGTGTATTTTTCTTTGGAGTGTCAGCATCTGCACCGTATCCAGGATAATATGTAGTACTTCTAGCCGTGCTAGGTAGTTCTTGTTGTATTGATTGTGTTAGTATACTATTGATATCAGCTTTTGCTACTTGTTTTATATTTGCATTCTTAAAGGTGTTATACGCTGTGCCTGCAATTTGTGCGGCAGCTAAGAAGTTTCCATCGGATAAGTTTGGAGCTCCCGGTAATAGACCATTCATTGCATTTCTCAATACGCTAGGAGCAAAAGTATTTACTACTGTATTTTGCTGTGCCACATTAACACCGGGTTGCGGAGTACCACCTGATATTTGTGTTCCAATCTGATTTGATACTTGTGGACTATTCAAATTACCATTCACTCCACCACCACTATAGATAGGATAGTATGTTTTACTATTAGTTACTGATTGAGTAGTGTTATACACCGGAACAGTTAATGTTTGATAACTATTAGGAAATAGTTTTTGTGGGTTTAATAAATCAGCTAACGATTCTAATCCACGCACTTTACAATTTAAAGGTACTAATACTTCATTAAGACTATCACCTACAATAAGATTAAATGCTCCGTATATGTTGCGTTCTTGTTCTGTCGTTGCTGTGATAGTATTGTCTAGTATTTGACTTAATTCACTTTGTTGTATACCTGATGCTAATAATGCTAAACTTACATTTTGTGTGAGAGCATTGTTTTGAACAAGAGTCAATAATAAATTTGACGGTAACCCAAATGTAGATATAGTTGATAAGTTAATTGCCTTACCACTGGTAATTAAATCACGACCAAACGTAGTTGTTGCTAAACTTACTCCGGCAATATCAGCACTAATCAAATCATTCATATTGCTATATGTGCCTTCTAGGAAGTCTTGCGAATTCGTCATAGACATTATAGCTTTATTTGTATATTCTACAAAACTACTTGCTGCCGTAAAGGCTGACAGATAATCTTTGTATGCAGGTAAGCCATCGTTGTAGTTAAACTCATTATAACCTTGTAGTGCAAATAGTCTTACATAGCCCCATTGTGTTACGGCGTTGTCATAATCATAAGTATAAGTTGACTCATCATAAACCCAATTAGGATATCCTGTCCAGTTATAAGTTGGGGGAGGAGTATTACCTAATGCAGGTATAGTATCAGCACCGATTGTGATTAGATTATTATAAGTAGGTTCGTCTACTTGTCCTCTAACATAAGCATCATTGATAGCATATGTAAGTAATCTTATGCAAGTTTCATTAACAATTTTACCAAGATTGGTAGCAGATGACTCACTGATACTAACTCCAGTAAAGTCAACCATAATAGGGTTTATATTAAAACCCTGATTTTGTAGTAATGAGCTTAGTGTGTTAACACCAAGTGGACTTTGTTTTCCTGTATCACTCATGGTACAAATACATCAGGACTACCATCAACGATACTATGACCGCAACTGTTTCCTGACCCCACTCTGAGTACCGCACTACCTTCAGCAAATACTGTTGGACTAGCACTTGTTGTAGTAGCGGCTTTATGCGGTGGATGACCTTTTTTACTCCAAGGTGCGTGAGGAGTAATAGTACTAACGTGTAGACCAACTTTAATTCCGTTGGCAAAGACAGTACCGGCGCCTCTTACGATAGCACCGCCTTCTTGATTCTTGTCACCTACACGACTTAGTTTCGCCATTTTATCCTAATACGATTTTTTTACTAGGTACCTTAATGCCAGTTGTAGCTTCTAGGTACTTGTCTTTAATATTGTCATCTGTCTCTGCATACATTGCAATACTAGTAGTATTTAGCTTAAATTCACCCTTCGGATTTGCGGTGAAAACACTAGGAATCATTTGCATACCTTGTTGCCCCGGGGCAATAGATACTGGTTCTTCAATTTTAATAAATTCGCCACCTGCTTGAATTACTTTTGCTATCAGTTCTTCTCCTGAGTTAAGTTTAAATGTATATACTGAGTTTGGTTCGATTGCTATTTGCATTAAATACTTTCTGTTAATTTTTGTTTGAGTTCAGTGAAACCACCGATTAGTACGCCATCTAATATGATTTGCGGTACTGTTCTTGCTGACGGGATTGCTTCTAGCAATTCTTCTTTGGTATATCCATCTCCGATCTTGCGTTCTTCAAATTGTATACCTTTACTTTTTAATAGTGCCTTTGCTTGGTCGCAATAGGGACAATGATACTTACTCCATACGATTGCTGTCATTTTATTTTCCTTTTTAATGTCTTGTCCAATATTTGGCTTTTGGTGCAGTATGTCCTACTGTACTATCATAATCTATTATCGTATCTTTTGTAATGTTATACTTATCTGCACATTGCTGAAGTTTTTCAGGAATCCAATAATCTATTCCTAAAAAATACCAGTAATCATTGCTATGATTTGTAAACTCATGTAGGTCCTCTGCGTGAAAGGCAAACATCATACCCGGATTCAATGATATCTCATTGTTGTTTATTACAACTGATATATCAGGTGAACTTTGTTTAGATGCTGTAAATATATATCTAGTTACATTTGTCTGGTAAGGTAAATTATCTACGTGTGCTGAAATTTTACTTCCAGGTGGACAGTTCCATACAATCATTCTTCCAAACGGGCCA